CCTTAATTAAAACAGAAAATCCACAATCAGTTATATTATTGAATGACAAAGCTGTCTCTGTGCCTACCGGTGATCGTATTGATGACTGGCCTACGGTGGCCCTAGTAAGGTAATTGTATATATATCAGGTGTATAATGATCTGACGCCTGAGTAGTTTTAACAAAGAAAGGTTCCTTCGGGAGCCTTTTTTTAATGAAAAACCCCCCGCCGTCTGGAGAAGGGCGAGGGGCAAGTCTGGGAGGACGTTGTAGAAGCAGAGTTGGGAGTGCTTCTGGGATCAGTATCATTCAAATACAAGCAAAGTGCAATAGCTAATATTCATTGTTGACATCTCTTATGCCACTTAGTTAAGGTTATGAGTTAGGAGGACCATGACTATGGCAAACAAGATTAAGTATCTCAAGCAGATCAAGCTGCGTGATGGCAGTGAAAAATGGGCGTTTAACCCCCCGCAGTACATTAAAGAACGCCTGCAGGTAGGGTTTGAACAGTTTGATGCACGGATTGATGCGGTTCATCGATGCATGGAGATAGATTCTCTGCACCAACGCTACTTGGCCGATAAAGATGACATTGTTTATGTGAACAGCAACACTGTGTTAGGCATGCTAGGCTACTATAAGCAGACACAGGCTTGGTCCCGGTTAGCTGACAACAGTAAACGCACCTATAATCAGCTAATAAAAGGGCTTTCTGTGATCAAATTAGGGTCTGGAAGCACTCTATTCATCGATATGTTGGCTCAAAACGTGCGCAAAGACCATGTGCAGAAGCTTTACGCCTATTTGATGGAAGAAGTGTCACCGCATCGGGCTAGGCATACCATTAAGTTCCTCAAGCGTGTTTGGAACGTATGCGAACAGAACGATAAGCTGCGTGGCAACCCGTTTAAGATCATCCAGCTAGACACTGACCCCATCTGTGATGTTGTGTGGACAGAACGGCAGGTAAAACGCTTTATAGAGGCCTCTGATGATCTAGGCTACTGGTCTATCGGTACACTGGCCTTGCTCTGCTATGACCTCTGTCAGCGCCCCGGAGACATGCGCCAATTGCGTTGGGATAACTTCGATGGTGAGACCTTCACGTTTGTGCAGGAGAAGACCAAGACCCCCATCATTGTGGATGCCAGCCCTCGTATCATATCCCGGATAGTTCCCCGGCATAACCAAGCCGGTGCAGATGAAACCATCGTGAACTATGAGAAGACAGGCAAACCTTATGACCGGTGGAAGTACAATGAGATTGCGCAGAAGATCCGCAAACATTGCATGCTGCCTGAACGCCTGAAGATGAAGTTTCTGCGGCACTCCGGTGCAACTGAATTGGCTGAAAACGGTGCAACTGAAGACCAGATTGCAGCGGTTACAGGCCATAAATCCCGTCAAATGCTTAATATTTACGTCAAAAAGACGAAGAAACTGGCCTCTTCGGCCCAAAATCTGAGGTTTGGATGAACAAAGATGTAACTGAGGCCCGGAAAGCCTTTGAACGAGAACTACAGCGGCTCACAGGTAAACCTGCGCAGCAAACAACAGAGAGACTGATCGACCTGATCGTAGCAGTCCGTGATGAACTGAGGAAAAATACATGAAAGCTACGTTGATTGGGTACACCCAACCTGCAACCGACTGTCCGGTAGAACTAACAGATGTACAGGATCTGATTTCATACTGCGCAAAGGTGAGTAACCCGCAAGGTCAGATGAATATGGAAACCAGTGAGCGTCTGCTTGCCTACCTGATTAAGCACAAGCACTGGTCACCCTTTGAAATGGCATCCGCTACGATTGAGGTGGAGACCACCCGTGACATAGCCCGACAGTTCCTGCGCCACCGCTCGTTCTCTTTCCAAGAGTTCAGCCAGCGATATGCTAACCCAGAAGACATGGAAGAAAGCTTTGTGGTGCGTGAGGCTAGGCTACAAGACCCTAAGAACCGCCAGAACTCTATTGCTATGGATGATGCTGACCTGCATGCCCGATGGGAAGAGATGCAGCGTGATGTGATAGCAAAGTCCCGCCATGCCTACAAATGGGCTATCTTCAACGGTATCGCTAAGGAACAGGCCCGTGCAGTGCTTCCAGAGGGCAACACAGTTTCAAGGCTGTACGCTAATGGCACAATCCGTTCATGGATACATTATGTCGAACTGCGCTCTGCCAACGGCACACAGAAGGAACACATGGATCTGGCTGTGGCTGTCGGTAAAGCGATTACGGAAATCTTTCCAATGATTGAGAATGTGTGATGGCTAAACTGCATGACCTAGAGCCAATGATTATGGACTGCTGGCATGTCTGTGATGACCTTCAGGTTGTCTTCAGACAGATCGGTGATGGTGAGCGTGAGCCTACACATGATGAAATGATGAACACCCTGATGGGCATGCAGCAACTGTATCAGTGGAAATTTGAGCAACTCTTTTTTAAATACGAACAGGCGATCAAAAGCTCTTCTGATGCAAAAAAAGATGATTCTACATTGATAAAAATAGAATGATGTGGAATAGAATAGAATCATCAGGATTCGCCTAATGAGTTCAGACACTTGGTTGCGGGAGCAGGATTTGAACCTGCGACCTTCAGGTTATGGCTATAAACCATATAAAAAAATGGGTTGGATGGGGTCATAAGTTACTAACCCCATAACTAACTGGCGTAACAAAGTGGTTGACTTATTACATATTAGGTGTAGCCTGCGGCTAACCCGCCCAAGGGTTAGTCCCATGTAAAGGTAATGAGGATAACCTATGAGCAAAGTAAAAGTAAGATCACTAGAAGGTGTGGAAGAGTGCGCAGCAACTAGGCCATATGCCTGTGAGACATGCTGCAGTTTAATACAGGTTGGAGACCAAACACTTCTGGTAGCATACCTGACTGACCCCCCCTTTTTAACAGGGCTAAAAGAATTAGATGATGAAAGCGAGGAGATGGGTTCCTACCTATTCCATCATCACTGTGAAGACTGTGGAGAGATCTTCAGGATCAAGCACAATGTTTAGCTACAAAGAACAGGTCAGCGTTGTTCAGAAGATCAGGCTGGCTGAAGGTGAACACAAAACACTTACCTGCCCCTTTTGTGGGGGCAGGAACAAGTTCACGTTAGACCGGTTTGATGGTGTTCTGGTCTGGAACTGTTTTAGAGCCTCTTGCAATGCCAAAGGTAGCCTTCGAGGTAAGCGTGATATTACCGCACTCAGGAACTACGTCAGCGGTACACCTACCCGGCGATCAGTTAAGAAGCTTAACCCGCTACCGGCTATGACCGTATCTGTGCGTAAGCATGAACCCGCTGTTAAATACTTATCAGATGTAAATTCTCTTGACGCATACGAATCAGGCTTGATTAAGGTTAGATACCTACCTACAGAAAACCGTGTTCTGTTTTATACAAACGATGGCACAGGTGCTGTTGGACGGGCCTTAGATGGGCGGCTACCAAAGTGGTGGAAATATGGCGACACTACTAAAGGAATAGCTGTTGGCTCAGGTGAACATGCTGTTTTAGTCGAAGATGTTGCTTCTGCGGCGTCCGTTAGTAGAGTGTCTGGTCTGGTAGGATACGCTTTATTAGGCACTAATTTAACTGCAGAACTAAAATGTCACCTAACTAAGTACAAAAAAATAACATTAGTTCTTGACAATGATGCGAGTAGTAAAGCAGTATACCTTGGTAGTAAGCACTCGTTAATAACAAATGTCAGATTAACAACGGAGGATCTAAAGTGGCTGACAACAAACCAAATCACAGCAGTAATTTGCTAACAAGTCTATACACATGGCCCTGCTTATTTAGTCGAACCAGTGACGGAGAAACAAAATACAGCGTTTCAAGTTTTATGCTATGCCATTGGGACGGTATACCAAATGAATTAACATTATTAAATAAAATCGTTAATAGCCCTAGTGGACCGCCTTATACACATATATGAAAAATAGCGGCGCAGAGGAAAAACTGCGTAATCAACAACCAACGTAAAACTTTAGGGAATATGACAATGAAAGCTCGTGGAATCGTAGTTATCGATTACTCAGAATTGAACGGATTTAAAGAAGCTGCAGAGGAACAGGCACGGTTAGAAGAAGCAATAGCTTCGATTGTTAAAGGTAACAAACGTGTAGTCTTCCATCAGGTAGATATGAAGGAACGCCGGGGAGACCAAAGCCCGGACATTAGCAAGATGAAGTTCCGTCAAAACTAACTGTTCTTACACCACAATTTAAATAAAGACCCTCAGTCGAAAGATTGGGGG